CGCTCTTTGGCGAAAGTCGTTTTCCATGAAACGAACGGTCATTAAAGAATGACCACCAACTGGTGCCCGCCCCTCCCCGTGATTGGAAGGGCTGGGCCCAGAATCAAGGTGCTACAAAGTAGCACGATGCTCACTCGATTGAGTGAGTACTACTCCGAATTTCGGAGTGTGTCCGACGTATTTGAACGTCGAGTATCACCCAAGCACTTAGCAAGGGCGACACGGGTCCGATCAGGACCCATGTACCTCTCGGACTTAAGTCCGGGGGAGCAACTTTCAGTGTTGCTACGCAACTTATATTTTAAGTTGTCAGCATCTTCGCGAGCGAAGATGAAGCGTCGCCTGTATGCAGGCGAATTACACCACGTTAGGGCGTGGTTCCAGACAGCCACAGCTGTCTGCCTCCCCGTGCTGATATGCTCGGAGACATACACCGACTTCTTGGAAGTCGAGTGTGACGTACTCACTAACTGGGTACTAGAAAACTGTGCACATAATTATGCACGGTTCCAGGGAGAGTTAAAATCCCTGAAAAAGCGAATCCGAAAACAATTCGCTTTAACCATGTCACTAGATGGCGTGGAGTGTCCGGGGTTTATGACCCCGTACTTAAGAGCCATGCGAATGGCTCTAGATCGATCCATGATCGATGGACCTGCTGGATTAGGCAGGTTTGTGTTGCTCTGGACTCAAACCAGGGCAACAGGAATGGCGGATCCTAAGATGATCCGCGATAGTCTCGAAAAATTCGAGGCCACGGTGTCCGACGCCGGGACGTCGGTACACCTCGAACCAGAAGTGGTTCGAAAAGTCTGCACATGCGCTGTCCAAACGACAGGCGTGCAGGCCAAGGTGTCGGTAGGACCGACATCCTGTCTCGAGTCATCTCGAGCTAAAGGGGGTAAGACAGCTTACCTCTCACACCTTGCAAGGCATAGGTGTGTAAGGGCCCGGTACGATTACCAGACCCTGGAGGAGACTTTGATAAGTCCCGTCCCAGTTAGATCCGCAAAGGATCTAGTTGATTGGGCAGTTTACGTAATACTGCACAATCCCACGTACACCTCCTGTGTGAGGGTACATGGGGTGGCCGAGCCATCTAAGGCTCGGACAATTACCGTGGCACCATATGCGTACCAGGTATTGATGGGGGTGTTTGCCCACATCTTCCAGCCGTCGTTGACGGCTAGACAAGTCAGGTCGGGATTAACCGCTGACCGGCATCTGTGGAGATTCCTTACAGATGTCTTGAACCCACAAAATAAAGATTGGGGTTCGTTAATAGACGAAAACGTCTATTCCCTATCCACAGACCTCTCAGAGGCGACGGATTGGGGAAACCGCGCAGTAGCGCGGCAGATTTGGCAGGCACTGATAGTAGCCGCCAACAACCCAGACTTTCCTCTTGGGTTGGCAGTTTTAGCTAAGACTAAATACTGCGGAAAGCGATTCGCTTTCCTACCAGATGGTAGTGGAAACTACAAACTGGTCATTGCCAACCGTGGTTGGCTAATGGGGGATATGATGACCAAAGTCATACTGACCCTTGCCCACCAGTACTGTTGTGAACTGAGTGGGCTCTCCGTCTACACGCTAGTCGGAGATGACGAAATCGCTCTCGATTCCGATCGGAGACGTCTTGAGAGACATCTCCAAAACCTTGGACTAATATTCAAGGTTTCAGAGCTGGATACTTTTATATCCCAGCACTTTGCCTTCTATTGTGAAGAAGGCAGCCTTGTACCACAAAAGGTACAGGATACCCCGCACGTAAGGATGCGTCGGGGGCAGGAACTGGATTACCTGGATTACCCAAGAATCCGACTCCTTCTGCCTCAAGTTATTGAGACAGATGCCTACTCAATGACAAACATTGGTAGGTTCGCTCTCCTTGGTAAGGAGACGAGGTGGGTCCACTCAGTGAACACACCGGCATGTCCCTACTTTGATAGGGCAGGTCTACTGCAGCACATTTTAGTGCCACAGGAACCGGACACATTATGTCCGTACACACCACTAGAAATTGGTGGTGATGGTGGGTTCCCTTACTCACCAGCGTTTGCTGCACAGGTCATTAATGACAAGTCCAGCAACCCCAGGGAGACACTTTGGCGCCTCTCCGACCTACTTAATAATAAGTTTGGTCACAAATTTGTCCGTACGGACAGACTTGACAAGGTGGTAAATAAATACCACCTCTACCTCCCGAAAATAACCAAGTTACGGGAGATTTTGCCTCCAGAAAGTATTCTGGACGCAAGTGAGCCAGCCCAAAGGGCTTTATTCACGTCCTTTAAACATTCCACTATAAAGGACCCGCAAACTGTCTTTTTTGACATTGCGCGTGGCCTGTATTATCAGGCCTTACTTCAGGGGAAAACCCCTGTTGAGCCTACCTTTACAATAGATAGGCAATTCAGTGCAGGACATACACATGAACCTACACTGGATCTCCACATGTTCTTGGAAACGTGGAAGAATCCTGGATTTAAATTCCAGGACTTTTGGGGATATTTCGTCGATACGACTAAAATATCCACAACCAACCCAATGAACTTGGGCTGGGACTGGTCCGAACACCGTCGGACCAGATTAGAGACAAGAAAAGTTTTAGATCTCTGGGTCAAGGAGAATGTTAATCTCCAAGACCAGTCTCTTCCCCACATCCTAGAGATGATTCGAGAGAAGAAACCGCTACCATCTTGGATGGTATCTAGACTCAATTTATTCATTGAGTCCGACACATACATTTTGCATGTGTTAGACCGCTCGCTAGCAGAGCAAGAGGTCATTGGTCTAATTACTAGAGACCAAAGGCTTTCTTTAATGGTAAAAAGAAAGCTCGATGCATGGAGACCACAGATTAACCATGTGGTAGTATGCATCAATCCCGCCTATTATTTAATAGGTAGGATGGGCGAAGTCGAAGCGCTTTGCCGGCCACTGGGTAAACCAGTGGACTGGAGCATGCCTGTCATAGAAGACCCGGGGGCAATGCTCTACGTCGATTATACAGAATTCGACGATGGATTTCCTCTTGATGAGGGAATCTGGGACCACGAAATAGTGGTTCGTACTACACGCCGCGGAGCGACAATAGTACCATGATCATAGATCATGTATCGTACCTAAGTTGCGATAACCGATACGATTCTGGGCTTAGCCCGTTT